GATTTAAGCCCGTAAATCCAAGGATTTACGGGCTTTTTTCATTGTATTTCCGCAAGCCTCAATCCTGTACAAATGGCGGTAATCCCGCAGTAACCTGCCCTTAACCACTCGTAAAAATGGCGGAACCACTCGTAGAATAACAGTTTGTTAATCTACGTGAGTTGCACCATGGCCACAAAACGCCAACGGACTAGCGGTTCCTGGGAGTTCATCGTCCGGCGCAAAGGGCTATTGCCGAAGCCCGTATCCTTCACGTTCGACAGCGAGGCAGAAGGCGACGCCTACTGCGCCAGGCTGGAAGCGCTGCTGGACCGTGGCATCATCCCGGCCGATCTTGTCGACGAGCGGCCCGCAATCGCCACCATCCGCGATGCGCTGCGCATGTACCAGGCCAGCGTGGCGCTGGTGGATAGCGATAAGCAAGTTCAAGCCGCGCTGGTGGACAAGGTGGGCGAGGTGCTGATGCGCAATGTCTGCTACACCTGGGCGGAAAGCTGGGTGAGGGACATGAAGCAAGTTGAGAAGCTGGCGCCGTCCACCATCAGAATCTATGTGGGGTCGCTGGCACGCTGTTTCGACTACCTGACGCGCCTGCCTGATAGCACTTTCGTTACCAACCCGCTGCGGCTGCTGCCAAAACGCTACGCGACATATACCGACGCCGACGCCGCGGTGCTGCGCGCCAGCGCGAAAGAGGGCGAGGCGGTAGAGGTGCCGACCAACACCGAGCGAGACAGGCGCCTCCAGGAGGCAGAGGAGGCGGCAATTCGCCGAATCCTCGATGGATGCAAACCGGACGGCAAGCAGAGGCCGCTTGCCTGCGCCTGGCGCGGTGCGCTTGAACTGATGTTGGAGCTGGCGCTGGAAACGGCAATGCGGATGCGCGAGATTTACACGCTGACGCTCGACCAGATCGACATGGAGCGGCGAACCATTTTCTTGGACAAGACCAAGAACGGCGACAAGCGGCAAGTGCCGCTGTCCAGCACGGCTGTGGCGGCACTCGTTCGCTACCGCGAGCAGGTAGCGGCCGGCGAGCGCGATATGTCAGGCTGGAACCATGAGGGCGGCAGGTTGTTGCCGTGGTGGAGTGGCGCCAATAGCCCCGACGTGCTGCGGAAGACCACCGCGCTACTGTCGCGCCAGTACGCGCGGATTTTTGAGGCGGCCGGCTGCGGTGATCTGCGCTTCCACGATCTGCGCCATGAAGCGACGTGCCGGTTTTTCCTGAAAACAAAACTGTCCGACCTGCAAATCGCCAAAATCACCGGCCACAAAGACCCGCGAATGCTGGCTCGCTATGCCAATCTGCGCGGCAGCGAGCTGGCCGATCAGCTCTGGTAATGCAAAACGCCCCGGCTGGGGCGTTTTCAATTTCAGCACTTTGGTCGATCTACAGTCGCGGCGCACCCTGTTTGCGGTTGTACCGCTGTCATGCATTCCTCCTCGTATACCATGAGCAATACCTCCTCAACGGTAACGCCCCCGTAGTTACCACCAGCCTTCGACATGGCCGATGCCGTAAACTCGCCATCGTCGTCAATTCCCCAGCTAGTAGGATTGTAAACAGTGAACGGCCGGGTGGATTTGATCTGTTCGCAGTTACAAGCCGCGATACCTATACGGACATAGCTCTCGATTTGCTCCGGCGTCATTCCGGCCACTGCGCTGTGGTCTGCGTTTACCTTTTCATAAACAATGGTCTTCATGCCGCTTTCTCCACTAAATCCAGATTGGGGTGCTCGCGACGGCGGGCGCTTCGCACGCCAGCAGCGCCGGCGGCTGTTTTGACTCGCTCCGTTTTGCGGCTCTGGCCTTCCGCCCGGGCAGCATCCGCCATTGCCCGACGTGCATTGGTCTGGCGGCGGATTTCGTCGCGTAGGTAGGTCAGCACGTCATCGCGCAGGAACACCCAACCCTGGCCAATTTTGCAGCCTGGCAGCACGCCAGCATCTGCCAGCTGGCGCGCGGTTTCGGTGCCGATGTTCAGCGCGGTTGCCGCATCATCAAGAGTCATCGTGTCGTTTGTCATGGTCATTTTCCTTATTGTGCTGGCGGCCATAGGCGAGCGGCCTGGCCGGTTTTCAGAGGACGGCGCCCAATTGGTCGGATGGGCTGGCCGCTCGCCTATGGCCGCGGTGCGGCGGGTTGTTCAGATACCTTCCACCACCAGCTCCAGGCTGGTGCGTTCGTCGCCGGCGGCCAGAATTTGGAACCGCTCCCGGCCCTGGGCGTCGCGGCCGTTCGGGACGAGCTGGCGCTCCAGGGCGTTGCCGGCCAGCGCCAGGGCGTAGTGCTGCATTGGCATCACCTCGATGGACAGGCGCAGGACGATGAACGGGACATAGCCGGCGCCGGCCTGAGCCTCAGCGTTCATTTCGACATCGCGCAGTCGGCGCGCCATGCGCTCGGCGCGTTCGATGTTGCGTAGCTGGCTATTCACGGCGTCCAGCTCGGCGCGATAGCGGCCGGTGGCGGCCATCATCAGCCGGGTGTAGAGGTTGGTTTGCACTTCCATTGCGGCGGTGTTCATCGCGGTTGCTCCTGTTCGTTGGTATTTTTCTTCAATGCCAGCTCGCTCATTCGCGCCACCAGCTCGCTATACCGTTGTTCAGCTGGTTCAAAGTGCTTGGTCAGCACACTGCGGGCTAGCTCTAATTCGCCGTCCTGCAGAAATCTGCAAACCACCACCGCGCTGCTGGTGCGTTCGCTTTTCACCTCCTCAAGGTCCGAAAGCAATGCCGTTAAAAGTTCGGTCCGGTTTGGTTCATTCATGCGTCCTCCTCGCCGCTCAGATGCGGCCTGCTTGGTTGATCCATTGCCGCGCCCTGGCGGTAGCCTGGGCGAGCTGCTGGGAAACGGTGATGCCAGGCCCGTGGCGCTCGGTGCTGCTGGCGCGGGCAGGGCGGGCGGCGCGCTCGGCGCGGGCGGCTTCCGCCTGGGCGCGCACCTGGGAAATCACGGCGATGCCGGCGCGGTGCGTCAGCCCAAGGTTGGCCGCCAGCCGGCTGTTGGCACGCTGCAAGCGCACGCGCTCGATACTGGCTTCGCGCTGGCGCTGGGCGTCCAGCTCGGCGGCCTCGATGCCGCGCTTGGCCCACTCGTGGACGAATTCGGGGAATGCCCGCAGATAGCGCTGATGGGCGTCCCACTCGCGGCGCGCGGCCAGCTGCTCGGCGGTGAGCAGTTCGCTGTCGTCGTCCTCGACATTCGCCTGAATCCGGTCTGCCGTGCCGAACATCCATTCGGGCTGGGCCGGCGCTGCCGGCGGCACTTCCAAAAACGTAGAGTTATTGACACGAGTCCAAGGGGCGGCGGCGCCGCCCTCAACCCCGTCAGCCTTGCGGCCGATGCGCCATTCATGGACGCGGGTTTGTGCGAATTGGCCGCTTTCGCGCTCCACCACGCCGCGCACCTGGCGCTGGCCATCCTCGCCGTAACGGTTCTCGGCCGGCTCGCTGTCGCGGGCTACGCCCAGCGGCATGGCGGCGCGCTTGATGGCGTGGCCGCCCATCAGGTGGACGAAGCGGCCCCAATTGCCGGTATCGGCGGCGATGGCGGCATGCATCAGCACGTCTTCGGCGTCGGCGGCCTGATAGTCCCAGCGGCGCAGCTCGCGCCACACGCCCACCGGCGGGCCGCCCACTTGCTGGAACTGGCGAATGCCCCAGGTGCTGGCCCAGGCATCCACGCGGCGCGCGGTAACGGTGGCATCGGTGGCGGCGGATTGGTCCTTGCTCGCGCCGTCATCCTTGCCGGCCTGGCCGGCGTGGTCCTGGGCTTCAAAGTCGATGCCCACGCTGTCGCCGTTGTGCTTGGCGCCGTCCACGTTTTTGGCGATGTACTTGGCGATGTAGCCGGCGGCCGTGCCGCGCTTCCAGTCGATGGCCTCGAAAGCCACGCGGGCCTTGATGCCCTTCCACACCCAGCGGGGAGGATTGGCCCAGAAGTCGGCCTCGTTGCCGATCCTGGCGGCGATGTCGGCCAGCAAGCCCTTGGCGCCGGCGGCGCGCAACTGGCGCGCGGCGGCCATGGCTTCGCCCTTGGTTTGCAGGTAGTTCAGCCCCAGCTCGGCGCGGTCTTCGCGCACGGCATAGCGGGCGACGATGGCGCGGAATTTCTTGACCTTGTCCTTGGCCATGAACAGCAGCGCATGCAAATGCGGCGTGCCGTCGTGGTGCGGCTCCGCCACGCGGAAGCCGAACGGCGCGATGCCGGCGCGCGCCATGGCGGCGGTAATGCGTGACCACATGCCGCCCAGGTAGTCGCGGGTGTCGATTGGCGTTTTGCCGGCGTACTTGGCATTGCGCCGGCCGCTCTTGGCGTGGCGCGGGTGGTATTTGCTCGGCGACGTGATGGTGATGAACTCGCCGGCGTACTCCAGGCCGACGGCGATATGCTCGAAACCGGCAATGCGGACCATCAGCTCGGCGCGGCGGATGGTGGGATTGCTGACGCTCAGCTCCGACAGCTGCTGCAGCGTGTATTCCTGGCCCAGCTCGTTGATGGCGGCCATCGCCTCCAGCAAGCCGCGGTTGCGGCGCTTTTGCTCGCGGCGGCGGGCGATGGCGTCATGGCTGGCATACAGGCCATGGCGGCGATGCACCAGGCCCAGCTGGATGGACAGGTGTTCGCTATGGCGGGCATTGTTCCGGCGCAGCGCGCGGCGCCACCACAGGCTGCACGCCACGCGGGCGGCCCGGCCTGCCTTGGTTTTGCCGCTTGGCGGGGCGACTCCGTAACGGGCGCAGTACTTCTCCAACTGCTCAATGTTCGCGCCGCGGCCGATCAGCTGGTCCGCCTCGAACGCGCGCTGCTTCGCAAACTCCACCAGTTCCATTTCGCACGCGCCCAGGGGCAGGGCGTGGCGAGGCATGAACGCGGTGAGGTCGCGCAGCCATTGGTCCGCCTCCCGCTGGCGGACATCGTCCTGCCAGGGCAGCAGCGCCAGCGGCCGGCCGCGTCGCTCGCACCACTCGCGGCCGATGGCTCGGCTCAGGTGGCGCGGGAAACGGTCCAGCAGCGGGAGGCGGGATTGCCAAGTCATGCCGCGTACCCCCGTACCGACTGCGGCTCGGCGTGCAAGGGCAGGCCGCCGTGCGCGAGCCAGGTGGCGGCCTCGGTGCTTTCGAACAGCATCGTTTCGATGTCGTACCACATCATGCCCGGCTGCTGCATGGACAGCCCGCGCAGGCGCAGCCTATGCATGGCGATCAGCTGGTTGATTTTCGCTTCTGTTTCCACCAGCGTTTGTATGCCCTCTTGGATTTGCGCCAACGCATCTTTCTGAATCGCGTTCAGCACCTTGGCTTGCAGCGACTCGACCGACTCCAGCATCGGACGGCGGGCTTGCGCCTGGCGCTCATCCATGCGGGCCATCGCCTGCATGGCGATGTCGCGCGGCGTTACCGGCGCCAGCGGCGCGCGGCACAGGTCGCCCAGGGCGGGCATCACATGGCGGGCAAAGTCTTCGCCGTATTCGTAGTTTTCACGGGCTTCCATGTCGCACCTCACGCCGGCAGATACAGCTGCAGCAGGATCAGCGACAGCATGAACAGCGCCGCGCCCAGGTACTCCAGCCATTCGCGGCGGCTGCTGAACTGGCGCAGGCGGCCGGCGGCATAGCCAGCGGAATAGCAGGCGGCGCCATTGCTGAAGCGGACGTAGCGCATCTTGCGGACGCGCAGCGCGGCGAGCTGTTGCGGGGCGGCGGCGGGCTGTTGCATGTCGTTCTCCTTTGGGGTGCTGCGTTTTTTGGGCGTAAAAAGCCCCCTCGCACTGCGCGGTGCGATTTTTCAATGAGAGGGGGAGGGGTAGGGCTTAGGCGGTCAGGCCGGGCAGTTCAAGCTGGTTTTCTGCCTGTTTGCGGCGCATCTCGTGGTGCATCTCTGCCAGCCGCTGCTTGGTAGCCATCGGAATGTAGATGCCCGCCTTCGGCAGCGCCGGCGGGCTGAGTGTTTCGCGCACGGTGCGGAATAAGGCGAAGTTATGGCCGCAGACAATGTTGGTGCATTGCAAATACTCTTCCTGCGTCAACGGGGACAAATAGCGGCTGGATCGGGTGTAGGCGACGCAGTCGCAGTGCGGGCAGATGAAGGCCATGGTGATTAGCTCCGGCAGAACACTTGAAAGGTAAGGTGGTTCATCTGCGTAACCTTGGCGCAGATGGCGTCGCGGATGGCTTCCAGGCGCTGGCGTTCCCGCTTGTCCACCTCGCCGTCGCGGGTGGCTTCGCGCCACTCGCGCGCCAGGCGGCCCACTTCGTCCACCAGCTCCATGTACACGCGCTGGATTTCTTCATCGTCCACCGCTTCCACGTCCGGCAGCGGGATAAATACGCCATGAGATTCCGCGGCTACTGCCTCGGCAAAGCTGCTGCTGGCGCTGAAGGCTTGCATCTGCAAAGCTTCATGGACGGATACCGATTGGCCCTTGCGTTCGTACACGCGGTTTTCCAGTCCATCCTTGCTAAAACCCAAGGCGGCGGCCATTGCCGGCCAACCTCCCGGCATGGCTTTGCACATCGTCTGGTATGCGGTTCTCAGTCTGTCCATCTGCTGCTCCTTCCGACCACCGGCTAGTGGTGGTTCCGGTGGTTATGCTCCCAATCCGCTTGGGTTATCTTTTGCTTGGCTATTGAATTGCGATCTGAAACTGTCTAAACCGACACGAAAGAAAGCCCCTGATTGATTGCTTCTGGAAACGTTGAACTCTCGGCATATGTCATTCAGCTCCCGGTCTTCTTCTTCGGTCAGATACATCTGCACTCGCACCGTTGCGGAACCCCTGGCAACTCTGGCGGGGCCAGAGGAACGTCGTTTACGCTTCGGAATGTGTGTCATCTGAGTTACTATGCCTACCATAGTGAGTCATGGCGTCATGATAACTACTATTCTAGGAATGTCAACAAAAAAGCCTACTATTGTGAATATCGGGATACGCTTGCGCGATGAGCGCATGAGACTTGGCCTAACTCAATCGGATGCTGCAAAGGCCGCCGATGTTGGGTTTTCCACATATCAGACTTGGGAGAGGGACCGATTCCCTAATGCTGAGGCCCTTGCCAGGCTTCATTCCATTGGATTCGACATTCTGTACGTTGTGACAGGAATCAAGGATGAGTCCACGCTTTCCAACGAAGACAGTAGCTTATTGGCCCGCCTCAATCAGCTTGATGACAAAGCTCGCCGTGCTTGGCTGGCGAGTGCGGCTGCGTTCGTTGAAAGCTATACGTCGAGTGACCTGTTATAAAGTACAGGTATCGCCATTTTTTCCACTCTTTGTGATGCATTTGCGTTTGTGACTCACTAAGTGGGGCATAAAATTGCCAGAAATTTTCTGGTGATGCTCCATGAATCGATCCCGCAACGTCCTCGAGTTTCTCTACCCCATTGCACCTGGCATCCAGATGCGCTTCTCGCTTCTTCAATGGCATGAGTTTGGTTACTACCTTTCCGGCGTACATGATGGCGAGGAACTGTTCTTCCGCAAGGACGCTGCTACATTCCTCGGGGGCTGCGAGCACTTGCTGTCTAGCCCCTTTGTCGCAGCACCGCCTTTACCTTCAGCGCAGCAGCGTTTGATAGAGATTCAGATCGATGGCCTGGCAGAGGATAAGAATCCTGATGCATATCATGCATTGCTTGCCAACGTGCGGGATGAAGGATTCGCCGTTTATACAGCCCAAGATAAGCCAAACCGCAAGAACTGCGAGCCCGGTTTTCTACTGCGCTCAGGGGTGACAAAAAATCTAAGCTATTACTTTTGCCACTCTTCGATTTCTCCAGATCGCTCAAAAATCAACGATCTAAAAGCGCGGAAGCATGACGAGAGTAATCAGGCAGGTGAAGATTGTTCTGTCATTGTGCAAAGCACAGACGCATTTATTGATTTTCTGAAGACGGGTTTCTTACCGGTTCTAGAGCCGTATTGGAAGTCGAGACGCATCGAAGTCGCCGCACCCTTCGAAAATTCAGACGGATACTTAAGCGGATGGGCTTTTCTGCTCGGGCGGTGGTTTTATTCTGCACTTGACCTAAAATCCCCCTCTGCGGCCGTTCCATATTGGACACAAACTGAGGTGCCAAATTTTGCATTTTCAGATGGTGATGTACTGAATTGCCATGATTACAGTGTGAGCCTTCAAGTCGAATCCGCCATGAAAGGATTCCATGGTGTAGTTGTCATGAAACGATTTGATGGAAATCGCCCAGCTGGATACTTCCGCTGCCAGCAACATGTGCTGGTAAAAACACTTCAAGATGGGAACCTTGCAAGGCTTAATCCCATCCTGAATGAGTCAGCAGTTCGAATTGAAAAGATGCGTGCGGCTGCTAACTTGGATTATCTAGGCTCTCAAACAGAAGGAGAAAAAGAAATCAGCAGCAGTCCAGCCGTAGTCAATCTGTCATTTCTATATCGCAAGGCTGATGGAGTTGAAGAGAAATACGAGCTGAGTAACTGGAAAGAACAAGGTCGTTATCTTGTCGCTACCACTACCGCTGGGCCTCGTACTTTTCGAAAGGACCGAGTGGTTGAATACTATGGCAATGGCAAAGAAATGCTGATAGACCCCGATTCAGCAGCCCCACCCCCACCAAAATCGAAGAAGACTTCACATAGCGGCCCTCAGATTCTATTCACTGGATATAGCCAAGCCGAGAGAGATAGACTTGAAGCCTTGGCAAGCAGTAATGGCATGACGGTTGTTAAGTCAGTTACGCAGTCGTTGTCATATCTTTGCGGTGGCCCGAAAGCCGGTCCTTCTAAAGTTGAACAGGCAAGGGAGAAAGGCGTCTGGATTTTAAATGCGGCTGCGCTTGGTGCATTACTCCAAACAGGGGAGTTGCCCGATGAAGATGTTGAGTTCGCTTAAGATTCAACCAAGCAGGGCCGTAGGTTGGGCTAAGCTTGCGGAGCCCAACGTTTACCACAGATCATTCAGGCCGACGCCTTCGGTGAGGCTTAAGTCAAGCGTTAGGTGCCACGGGAGATTCTTCTGTTTTCGATAAAATCAAACTCGTCAGACCGAGAGCTTGTATTCGACTCTCCGCAAGGTGACTACTTCACTGTGGAAATTAGGGGCTCGTCTCTTCAGGCAACGTGTGTGGTCTGGGGTTACACTGACACCGATATGCTTGTCGATCTATTCGTTCACCTAGCTTCATATGAGCGCCCCTGGAGCGGCAACAAGGACTGGGAATCGTTAGAAGGGGAGCTTTACCTCTCGGCTAATTGCTCTTCACTTGGGGAAGTGACTTTTTCAATTCGTATCCGTGGGCACCAAGGCAGTCCCGAAGAGTGGGAAGCATCTGCCATGCTTACTACCGAGCTGGGGCAGCTTCCAAATATCGCTGCAGGTGCTCGCCGGTTTTTCGGTGATTCCTAACAGGGCCGTAGATTGGGCTAGACTTGCGAAGCCCAACGTTTGCCGCGAGCAGTTGCCGTCACAAGCCACATCACAGCATTTTTATCCCAAAAAATAAGCGCCTCCAGCAAGAGGCGCTTATTCATTTCTCCGGCGGCGGTTGCGCACAGGATTATCCACCGGCGGCGGTGGATTAGAAGTTCAGCTGCTCCAGAGCCAGGCCCATCGCGCCGGCGATCTTCTCCAGACTGCTCTTGCGCAGCTTGTCGCTGTCTTCCTGCTGGCTATAGGCGGACTGGCTGACGCCCAGCCGGCCCGCGACGTCGGCCTGACTGAAGTTCAAGTATTCGCGCCAGGCCTTGACCGGCGTAGCGCCGTCCACCACCGCTTCCATGATGGTGTGCGGGACGGCGTGCGCCATGTTTTACGTCCTCAGCTCTTTTATTGCCGCCCGCGCCAAGAAGCCAGACCGGCTTTCGTACTCGGCGTGAGCCTGCACAAAGTCGTCAATGCGGCGGATCAGGTTGGCAGGCAGCGTGACATTCACCTTGGTGGCCTTGCCCAGGTAGCGGACGATGTCCACCTCCACCACCGCCCAGATATAGCCCTGGAATTCCGGCTTGCCGACATGGTCGGCCACCTGGCTGGCGGTGGGGATGACGGCGCCGTCCTCGTCCAGACCTTCCAGATGGAAGTCGATAGCCTCGCGCGCATTGCGGATGGCCTCGTCGATGGAGTCGCCGGCGGAGAAGCAGCCGGGCAAATCCGGCACAGTGACGCCGTAGGCGTGGTCGGTGTCGCCTGGCTCAATGGCGATAGGAAATAACATGGCGGTTCCTCTTGGTGGCGGATGTCTAGCCGGAAAGCCAGCCCTTGCGGGCCGGCTCTTTTACTTCAATCCAGCTTGTTTCAGCATGCTGTTCCACGTTCCGATTTTGTAATCTTTGGTGGGGTGCTTGACTGTCACTCGGCCGGGTTTGCTGGGGTGCTTGAACTGGTGGTGGCTGCCCTTGCAGGCCACTTCAATCCATCCATCAGCTTTCAGCAACCTGATGAACTCCCGACTATCCATCCGCTTTCCTGCGTTGTTGTTGATGGGGTTACTATAACCCCGATGCGTTCTACCGTCAATAACCCTGGGGTTATTCGCCATCGCTTCGCTGACAGCCTCATGGCTTGCTCCTTCTCCCAGGCTACCACCCAAAAGAGTGCTCCTTCGGCGATGTGGTGGCATTTTGTCACCTTGGGGTTGACTTCTGTGTGCCAATTTGCCACCATTAAGCACTGCCTGGGAGTCGCCATGCGCTCCGCAACAGGCAGGTTTAGCTTAGTTAAATGGTTCAATTTATCCCAGTAAGTTATATTATTTTATCAAATTGTTTAAATAAAAATGAAAAGGAATTACCACATGTTTATCAAAATTCTAACACCCCCAAGTTGAATATTAGATTGGAGTTTAAGGTATATATCACACGTTATTATTCAAAAGGAAATAGATATGTCTGCTGCCATCACCACAAAGAAGGAGAAAGACCGTATCACAACAAGAGTTAATCCGCATGTTCAATCAGTGCTAGATCAAGCATGCGAATTTATAGGCACCACGATCAATCAATTCGTTATTCAAGCTGCATTGGAAAAGGCAGAAAGGATTATAGAAAAGGAAAGAAATCTAAGCTTGACGAGAGAGCAAGCAAAGTTTTTTGTTGATTTACTAGATAAACCACCAAGCATTAATAATAACCTTAAGGCTGCATTTAGCCGTCATGTGAAAGGGATTGAAAATGAGGACGAGCATATGTCCGCTCCAAAAATACCATAAGAGAAAGGAATTCGATTGTGGTAATGAGCTTCTGAATGATTGGTATAAGAAGACCGCTCGGCAAAAGGAAGAAAGCTACCAAACTCGAACTTTTGTATTGGTTAACGTTCAATATCCAGACCAAACGCTCGGGTTTTACTGTCTGTTTTCCGGCCAGGCGGATATTTCGCTCTACCCCAATCCTGGAAAGGTAAAGGGTATTGTACCTATTGTGAAAATTGGCCGCTTTGCAGTCGATAAACGATATAAACGTCAAAAGCTCGGCGAGAAGATGCTCGCTCATGCACTAAAGAAGGCTTTGGATGCGTCCAAGACGCTCGGTATTCACATGGTTTGCGTGGATGCTAAAGATGAGGAGGCTCGTGCTTTTTATGAGCACTATGGCTTTTCGGCCCTGCCAGGCAGCCTCATCATGTGCATGTCGATGAAAGACATCGAAGCAGCGTTCGGCGCAGCGTAACCGCCAAAGCTTACGCAGCTTATTCAAACCCGCCCACTGGGCGGGTTTGTTGTTTTTGACTTACCTTGACAGTCAAAAAATTAAAGACAATTCACCCCACCACATCCTCCAGCCGTGCCTCCAGCTCCAGCGCGGTGGTGTAGCCGCCGTCGCCCAGCTGGTGGGTGACTTTCTTCAGCACCCAGCCGGTGGCGTCGATGACGGGCTTGAAGCCTTGCACCTGGGCGGGCAGCTCCGGGAAAAGCTCCGGTCGGCCTTCGGCCAGGGTGATGGAGAATTCCGCGACGCCGCGTTGCAGATGCTGCCATGCGGCTTTCGCGCCCTGGGTGGCAGTGGCCTCGCTGACGTAAACGTGGCGCAAAACCTTGATGTTTTCGCTGCTGGGTTCGATGCCTTTCGCCTGAATGGCGGTCAGCTTGGTGCGCTTGCTCTTGCGGCCCAGCTTGGTGACGGTGGCGCGGCGTTCAAACTTGGTGTCTTTGTTGACGATGACTTCCCCCTTTTTCGCGCCGCGCACGTCTTGCCAGTACGCCTTGACGGCGGTGTAAGCGTTGCGGTCGGCGACGCTGAAGCGGTGATTGTCGCCGGACTGGCGCAGGATCAGGCAGGCGGGGAAGGGGTGGCCGGTGACGGTTTCCGCATCGCCCGCCTTGCAAAAGATCAGCCGGCCGGATTTGACGGTGGCCACCGCGTCGTATTGCTTGGCCAGGCGGGTCAGCAGGTTGGCGTCGCTCTCGCTGGTCTGGTCTATATGCTCCACCTTTTGCCGGGCCAGCCAGGCGGGAATGGCTGGCGTCAGCCCGTTGGCCTTGGCGATGGCCTTGACGATGGCGCCCAGGGTGGTCTTGTGCCAGCTCTTTTCCCGCTTGGTGGCGATGCCGGCGCGCAGGTCGGTGGCGCGGGCGCGTAGCGTGAGGGTATCCGGCGCGCCGGTATGCTCCACCTCATCGACGATGTAATTGCCCTTGTCCACCAGCGCCGCGCCGGTCCAGCCGATGGCCAGGCTGATGGTGACGCCGCGCTCCGGGATGTCCAGCTGGCCGCCGCTATCGTCCAGCACGATGTCCAGCTGGTCGGCCTCGAATCCGCGGTTATCGGTGAGTGTCAGGCTCATCAGTAGCGGCTCCAGTTTGGCGGTGATGTCGCGCCCGGCCAGCAGCAGCTGGCAGGCGGGGCGCTTGGGCTGTGACAGGCCCAGGGCGTTGGTGGCGCTGTCGGCCAGGCCGCCAACGGCATCGCCCAGCTGGCCGGCCAGGTTGTCCAGCTGGTCCGCGCCCTGTTGCAGCATGTCGCCGGCGGCGCCGGCCATGTCCGCCGCATCGTCAAACAGGCTCATAGCGCCAGCTCCAGCACGCCGCGCGCCAGCGCGCCCAGGCTATCCAGCAGGCTGTCATCCACGCGCTTCAACGCCAGCGTGAAATCCAGCGCGCGCGCCTTGCCGTCGCTGAAGAAGTCCTGGCGGGTGATGTCCAGGGACTCCACCACGTAGAATCCATATATCGCGCCGGTTCCCTCGATCAGCGGCCAGGCTTTGCCCTGATCGGCCATCAGCTTGAGCAGCGCCAGCGAGGTATCGCCGCCGGTCAGCTCCGGCAGCAGCCGGCCAGACAGGGAAATGGTTTCCTCATCCGCGCCCAGGAACTGGTACGCCGGCCGGCGGCCGACGCGGCCATTCGCTGGCCAGCGCCAGGCGTATTTCTGCTTGAAGTCCTGATAGGGCAGGGTGTCCATCATGAAAACGAACAGCCCTAGCGCCATCATCGGCATTTTGACGGGTCCAATGTTGAGCATTAGTCGATGTCTCCCAGGTAAGAGCGGCGGCGCGCGGCCTGCTGGCTGGCTGACGTCGCCAGCGCTTGCGCCACCTGGCGTTGCACCAGGGCGGCGAGCTGCTGCTCGTTCATGCCTGGCGCGGCGTGGATGTTGATAGTGATGGCCGGGGCGGGCGCCGCCATGGCCGGCGCGCGCGCGGACAGGGGCGGCCGGTTGTCCAGTGAGCCGGCCAGCGCCGGCCCGGCAGTCAGCGCGATGCCGGCGCCGGCGGCGGTCAGCCGCTTGGCGGTGTCGCGCATGCTGGCCAGCGGCCCGGCCTGGCCCTTGTCGATGCCTTGCTCCAGGCCGGCCATGGTGTAGCCGCCCAACTGGGCCATGACGCGGGACGGCGAATGGATGTCGAGCGCGGACTTCAGGGCCGACACCATGGTATCGCCTATGCCGCCCAGGGTATCCCGCAGCGCGGTTAGCCGGCTCATCACGCCGCCAATCAGGCCATCAATCGCCATGCGGCCCAGCTCCGCCAGGCGCGCGCCCATGCCGCCCAGGAATCCGGTGATGGTGTCCCAATGCTTGATGACGAGTCCGGGCAGGGTCCAATTCAGGAACCAGTCCGCTATCACCTTGCCGGCGCCGGTGGCCTTGGCGCTGATCCAGTCCCAGGCCACCTGCGTGGCCGCCCGGATCAAGTCCCAATGCTTGATGACGCGGCCGGCTGGCGTCCAGTTGAGGAACCAGTCCGCAATCACGCCGGCGGCGGCTACGATGATGCCCTTCAGCTTGTCCCACAGCGCCGCGGTGATTTTGCAGATGTCTTCCCAATGGCGGACGATGAAGCCTACCGGCGTCCAATTCATCAGGTAGCCGGTGATCCAGCCGCAGACGGTGGAAAACACCGCCTTGACGCCTTCCCACAGCGCGGCGAACTTGGGGCCGATCCAGTCCCAATTTTTCCAGATCAGGTACGCCGCGGCGGCGATGGCCGTTACTACCAGGCCAATGGGGTTCATCAGGAAGACGCGGCCCACCCACATGAACACTTTGCCCAGCATGCCCAGCCCGCCGCCAAGCAAGGACAGCGCGCCGCGCAGCAGCCCAAACACGCCGCCCAGCGAACCCATGACGATAGATGCCTTGGACATGACCAGGCCCAGCATGGCGAACGGTCCCATGATCGCGGCGGCGGCCAGCGCCAGCGCGCCCAGCCCGGCCAGCAGCAGACCGGTAATGGCGATGGTCTTCATGATGGCATTGGCCAGTTCCGGGTTTTCTTTGGCCCAGGCGCCCAGCTTTTCCGACAGGGTGCCAATCCATTCCGTTGCCGCCTTCACCTCCGGGCCGATGGCTTCGCCAAAGCGGACCATGGCATTGGTGAAGGTGCCGGATGCCGCGTCCCACATGTTCTTGAGGGTGCCAAGCTGCTGGTTGACGCGCTCTTGCAGACTGGCTTGTGCCGCCAGGTTTTGCACCACGTCCTGATAGCCGTCCTTGCCTTTTTCGATGATCTTGGACAGGACTTCGCTGGTTTCCTTATCGGTTCCGAAAATATCCTGCAGCACGGCAATGCGGTTGACGGTATCCAGTTTTTTCAGCTGGCTAAGTTTGGCCATCATCTTGTCCAGGCCGCCGAACTCCCCCTTGCCATTGGTAAAATCCAGGTCCAGCGCAATGCCCTTTTTCTTGCGCAATTCTTTCTGAACTTTTTTGATCTTGTCCACGTTGAGGCTGGCGGCGATGACTTTGCGAATGGCGTTGCCGGCTGACTCTCCGCGCATGCCCGCCTGATCCATCATCACGACGAACGGGGCGAAAGCTTTCGCCCCCTCCAGCCCTTTGACCTTGACCATGTCCATGGCTGCGCCCAAGCCCTTGTAGGCTTCCAGCATGTTGTCCGGATCCACGCCGGCGTAAAAGCCGCGTTGGATCATGTCCACCAGGCCCATCATGTCTTTTTCGCTGGTACGGGTGGCATCTTGCAGCTTGGCGGTGAATTCCGCTGCCGCCTCAGGTGTCATCTTGAGCTGTACGCCCAAGTAGGCCGCTGCTTCACCCAAGCCGCCCAGGACGGCCTGAGCGCTCATGCCCTGGCGCTGCAGCATCGTCATCATGTTCTGGAAATCGGCGGTGGTGCCGGGCAGGCGGTCGCCCAGCTTTTGAGCCAGGTTGTTGATTTGCTCAAACTCCGGCGGAACCACGCCACCGGCACGCATCATCGCGCCCTTCAGCTGCGTAGCCGCATCTTCCGCTTCCGCATAGGCCATGACTGGCAAAGACATCGCGCCGCCGATGGCCGCGCCACCGGCGGCGGCTTTCACGCCAGCGCCGGCAACCTTGTCGCGGATGGCGAGATGCCGGCCATAGCGTTGCTGTGCATCGTTGAGCTGACGCTGTCGCTTGGCCACGGCATCCAGCTTGGCCTGGCGCGCGCCAAGCGCGCGGTTGGTTTCCTGAATGCGGGCGGCGAGGGCGGTTTCGGTGGCGGAAAGCTGGCGGGTGTCGATGCCTTCCTTTTGCAGCGCGCCAGAGGCGACGCGCGCGGCGTCCAGGCGCTTGCGGTGGGCGAGGGTGAGCTTGTCTACGGCGCGCTCGGCGGCGGCGTATTCGCGGGACAGCTTGAGGCTGGCGCCGCCGGCCTGCTCCATCTGGCGACGGATATCCTCCAGCCGCTGCTTGGCGCCTTGCAGCGCCTGGCCGGTGTCCTTGCTTTCCTTGGTGAGTTTGCGGAAGGCGTCAATGCTGTTTTGCGTGGCTTGCAGCTGCTTGAGCTGGTCGCGGCTTTCCTTGACGGCGCGCGCCAGCTCTTTGTTGCCAGCCATGGCTTGCTTGAGCGGCCGTGTCAGCTTGTCCACGGCCGCCAGCAGCACTTCGATTTTCAGCTTGCTATTCATCGTCGGCGGCTCCTGATCTTAGGCGGGCCGCCTCGCGCCAGCTGGCCAGCTCAGCCAGCGGCATGGCGCCATAGGCTGAGGGCGGCCAATGAAAAATGGTGGCGATATCGGCGATGGCGTCGTCTACGCTGCCGGGGAGGGGCTGGCTTGCAGCTCCGATTTCTTCAACAAAAAACCGGCCACCACGGTGGCGCATTGCAGCAGGTCGGCCGGGTCCAGCCGCTTGGCCTCTTCTTCCGTCAGCGCCGGCATCGACAGGCGCGGCAGCAGCTTGATGGCGGCGTCCACGTCCAGCTGCAGCACGTCGGCCAGCTTGAGGCCGCGTAGTTCGCCGGCGCCGGGGCGGCGCAGCTCGATGGTGTCGATCTTGGTTTCGCCGCGTTGGATGGGGGCGTCCAGCTTGATGGTGTTTTCGTTCATGGTGCGGGGTTCCTATGCGTGAGGGCAGCCCGCCGGCGGCGGGCATGTTGGGTTATAAGCCGACGTTGGCGCGGTGCTGGGCCATGCGGTCTTGGCCGGCCACCTTGAACACGTCGTTGACGATGTCGATTTCAATCAGCTCTTTGCCGTCCATGATCCATTTCAGGTAGGTCAGGTCGGTTTTCACTTTGAACTCGCCGTTCTCGCCGGCCTTGGCGTCGCCGGGGTCCAGCTCGTTATGGCGGCCGGCGGCGACGATTTCGACGGCGTGGCTTTCGCCGGTGGCTTCGTTGGCGTAGCTGCCCATCCAACGCAGCTTGGCGGCGTCGTGTTTGTCCGCGCCGAAGGTGGCGATGATTTCGGGAATGGGGCCGTTGTAGGTGTGCTCCAGCTCCAGCTTCTCCACTCCCTTCAGCAGCGCCACCGGGCCAATCATGCCGGCGCCCGAGTAGTCCTCGGTTTTCATCTTGAGCGCTGGCAGTTTGACCGACAGGCATTCGGCAATGAAGGACATGCCGTCGTTGAACAGGTTGAACTTGCGCAGGGTGCGCGGCAGTGCGGCCATGATTTCTCCTTTACGCCGCCGCCTTGGCGGCAAAGTCCATCAGGTATTCGTCGGTGATTTCCTGCTGGAATTGCAGGTTTTCCAGCGGCGGAACCGGGGTGTATTTGTAGCTAATGCGCAGCTGGCCATCCTTGAGGGTGTCCTTGCTGTTGAGGTCGGCCGGCAGCCAGGCGCTGAAGCCCAGCAGATAGCCGCGCGTCACCAAATCCCGGCCCTTGGCGTTGATGCCGTCCAGGATGTCGCGGACCAGTACCGGCGTCATCGGCTGGTCCATGGCCCACATGTGTGCCTCGGCGATGGTGTCGGCCAGCACCTGGGCGGTGCGGGTGTAGGACTCGAACGCGAACAGCGGGTCGGCGCTGCAAGTGCGGTTGCCCCAAAAGCGGAAGCCGTCGCGGCGGATCAGCGTGGTGATGGCTTTTTCGTTGAGGTAGCCGGCATCGGTGGCAGGCTCTTGCAAATCCCAATACACGTCTTGGCTGATGCCGGTGACGCCTTGCACCAGGGCATTGGACAAGGTCTTGTGCCAGCCGATGGACTCATCCAGCGCGGCGCGCAGGCCGGCGGCGCAGGCCGTCACCGGGACGATGGCATCGGCCGCGGCGGCGGTGTCGAAGGCGAGGAACTGCGGCCAGATCAGCATCAGCTCGCGCTGGCCGAAGTTGGCGCGGTAGGCGGCGACGTCTTCCTTGGTCTTGCAGCCCCAGGCGTAGACATAAGCGAAGGCGCGCAGCTTGGCGGCGATGGCGGCCATTTCCGTGGCGACGGGCAGGGAGTCCAGGCCGGGCGCTACCAGAATGCGCGGGCGAACGGCTACCCGCTGCTGAGCGGTGAGCAAGGCGCGTAGGCCGGTGTATTGGCCGGCCGGGGTCGTGGTGCCGATGGTCAGCGCCGATTGCTCGGCCTCGTCCTTGCCGGTTTTGACGCGCACCACCACAACCAGCGGCCGGGCGTTGGCGTCGATGGCGGTCAACGCGCGGCGCAGCGTTCCTTTGCTGCCGGCCTTGCCGATGGCGGCCTTCAGGTCGGTCAGCAAGACAGCGGTGTCCAGCGGGAAGGCGCCGTCATCGGCATCGTCCGCCGTGCAGACCATGCCGATGACGGCGGTTGATATGGTGCGAATGGTCCGGGTGCCGGCGGGGGCTTCGACAACCCGCACGCCGTGGTGGAAATCTTGGGTCATAGCTCGGTCTCCGGGTGAGGTTCCGAGCATGTTGCCGGCTATATTCTGTTAAGTCGTGTTGTGCTTGTTGTATGAGTACACGGCACAACCTAGCATAGAATTTGACCGTATTTTTACGTATGATTTTATGCCCTTTCCCGTGTCCGACCTGATCCAGCGCTTTCTGGAGACGGCGGACGCTCGGGATATGCTCACGTTGTTGGATGGCATGGCGAAAATAGCGAAAGAGGATGCTCCGATGCACTTACGGGCTGGCCTGGCGGAGGATTTGCGCCAGCTACTGGCTGACGCGTCTTTGCGCCAGCAGGTGCAGGCCCGGCAATTAGGACAGTTAACCGATTCCGAAGTATCCGTAGTTTTACTTATCGCCGCCGGCCAGAGTTACCGCGATGCGGCGCAGTCATTGGGTATATCAGAACGAACCATCCGGGCGCACGTCGAAAATTCCTTTAGAAAACTTGGGCTTAAATCCGAAGGCGGCCGGCGGCTGGACTCCCGCTTGCTCGTTGCACATATTTTTTTGCCTGATCTTATGCAGCGTATTGGCTTAAACGCCAATATTCAGGCGAGCGCCATTCCATAAAATAGCGGCATAGAATTTCATGCTGAGAAATGCAGAAAAAAAGGATATAAAATGCACAGCCGCGATGACGCACATATATTGAATCCCCTGATTGGCCAAGACCCGCGCGAAACGTTGGAAAACCTCTGCGTCTGTCTGGCGCACCTGGGCCAGACGCTGGCCAGCCACCACGAAGACCCGTCCATCCATTTCATTGCCACCAGCGCCGCGGCGGCGCTGAGGTTTGAGGCCGGGCAAATCGCCGCCTGAAGGTAGCCCCCATGAAAGAACAAGCCCCGCATTCGCGGGGCTTTTTCATTGCGCGGCCGGCGCCGGCGGCCAGGTTATCGTCGCCGGGTAGTCAGGCTGCAGCGGCACTCGGGACAACTCCACCCGATAGCGCCGCCAGGCCGCCAGCAGCACGGACTCGGCCGGCGTCGCCATGCCCAGGTCAGCGGCATCTTGCAGCGGCACGATGGCGGCGTCCGCCTGGCCGCGCCGGGCGGCGATTTCCGATTCTGCCGCGGCGCGCTGTGCGGCCGCCTCGGCGGCGTGGTCAACGCGCCAGCTTGCGCCATCCCACACGCCAAACGGCGGCGGCGCCAACTCAGTCGCGCCCAGCGCCTGCGGCGTGTCGCCCAGCTGCGCGGCAATCGGCTGCGCCGTGGCGGTATCCCACAGCGGTACCGCGCGCCAGTCCGGCAGCAGCTGCCAGCTGCCGCCCAGGATGCAATGGGCGGGGATGCGGCCATCGTCGGTACGCCACACCGCCGCCTGACGTGAGGCGGCCGGCGGCGGCGCATCCGCAGCAGCCCAGGCAGGGACAAGATAGACCTCCTCCTCCAGCTCCAGCGGCGAGCGTTGCGCAGTCGTTTGCCCGACATATTCGCCAGTATCGGCGCTATAGCAATACACGATTTTTTTATCAGCCATGGGGTTCTCCTCAGATTTTGATGCAGGCCAGGAGCGCGATATTGCGGGGGCGGGACTCACTGCCGCCGGAGCCATACGTGGCATAACGAAGCTGCCGGCCCGTGCCGAATTCGGTCAAAAATTCATTGGATGTGTGCCTGGCGCCGGCATCCAAGCCGGTGCCGCCGTTGTCGGTGCGCACGGTATCCCCACCCGTTGTCGAGCCGGGTGTCGGGATGGCGTGATCGTGCCAGAGGTTTTGAGACGCCTGGCCGGACCCGAACACACGGGAGGCATCGACGTTGCGCCCAGCATCCCAACCGCGGACGAACTCCCCTCGCAGGTCAGGGACGCCAAACGTAGTCCGGCCATCGCCGGCTCCGAACCTATCACCAATGGCCGCAAACAACGCGGCATAGGCAGTCCGCGCGACATCCTGAGCGCCGGCGCAGATGAGCCAGCCAGGCGGCGGCGTATCGCGGGCGAAATAGGCGATCTGACCAGGCGGCGTCGCGGCGGCAATGCCATCCTGAATGGCGGCCGCATCTGCCAGGCGCCGCCAGGGGTTCCATCGCCCCTGATAGCGGCAGCGGTGCCAGAAGCCGCCATCCGCAAACGCCTGATAGACCTGATAAACGAATTCGCCGGCCTGGCGCACCGTTAAATTGCCAGCCTGCGGGCAGGGCCAGTTTTTGCCATT